GCTGACCAATTTTAGCCCCTTGTATATTCGGAGAAGTATCAATAAGTTTTTGTGACCGTATTACAATACAATCCCCTGTATTATATGTAGCACCACTTGCATTTGTTATGGTTATTCTATCTTTATATTTTAAACCATCTACTACTAAATTATCCCATACCGTTGGATAACTCGCCTCACATCGTATTCCATACACATCTGCAATTAAAGGAATTAATGTCGTGTCTGTATCAAAAATCAAACTACATTTCGTAGGCATAAACAGACGAGATCTTAACCCAATTAAATTGGAATTTCCCTTACCAGTAATAACTACTTCTCGCCTACCCCTACGAGATTCTTTTGCTACTTCGTCTAAACACGCTTGTATTTTGGGGGATAAATTAGTTACCCCATCAACTGTAGGGTTTAACATATTCAGATATATTTTATTTTCCAATATATCTCTTATTATAGTTGGGGAAAATATATTTGGGGATTCTTTTATGGGTGTAAATGGGTCTTCAACGGAAACCCCTGCTGTTGCTTTATATACTAAAATACCACCCTCTTTACGATAAAGAGTTCTCACACCCCCTTTAGTTTCATCAGCAAATACTTCCACCACCTGTAAGTTGGATAAACCACCAACAGCAGTGTTTGCTAAAGCGTATGTATTATAAAATACTTTATTGCCAACAGCCTCCGCAACAGCAACGACATTATCTAAAACTATCTCAGCGTTGGCTTGTGCTAATTGTGCATCAACCTTTGAATCTAAAGCGTCCTCAACATAACCCTCTATAGTAGCAGTTTGATCTTGTATTATACTATTTTTTAAATTACTAAATGTATGATACTTAGACGAGGGCGGATTAGTTTGCATATCCGTTATTAACAGCCTATCTGTGCTGTCGAGTGTTACTTTTGATGTATCAAATTCTGATAGTTTAACCATTGCTAATCCGTTTACTGTAATTAGATTACAATAAACTATTATCTGGTGGGTGGATTTGTTTTATAAGGATGGGCATTGGGTAATAGAGAAGTTAGGCTGTATCTATGTGCTAAATACCCTTGTGTTCTTTGACGAATATCTGTAGTAATATCGCCTGGTAAAATAACTAAAGATTTAATTTTCATCTGCATAAACGAAGCATCAGCCAGTCTATCCATAGCACCTATAGCAAATGTATTCAATGTCATTGCTGGCACTGGAGGTGCTGGACTAATTCTCACTTCTGGTCTTTCGTATGTGATTGGCGTGCCATCGGCATCATCACAATTTATTGCTGTTTTTATTTGACTTGTGGTATCAATATGTTCTATCATTTTAAAATTTATGTTATCCCAAGCAATATTTGCTCTTGTGTTACCACCAAAGATAATGGTATCAAAAGCAGAATTATCTCTCATTGCTTGAGTGATTTTTCCATGATTCCCTGTGTCATTATCTTGACATAGAAGAGAATAATTCTGTATATTATTCACCGAATTTGCTTCGGAAATTCCTCTTTTTGCAACGCCACCACTTTCAGGGGCAGACATAATCGCAATGATATGAACACCTTCAGTTTTACCATACATAAATGGATTAATATTGGATAAAAATTCCGATGTACCATTAAATTCTACACCATCAGCCGTTATGGTTGGTCTTCTATTACCTGTACTTGGTGCGGTGATATTCCTTTCAGCAGTACCCATAGCATCATTCCATGCTGATACTTTACCCGCACCTGCATTTACAACACCCTGCATCATATCATACCAAGCAAAAACTGTAGTATCATTCAATGTCCATAATGAATTATCATACTCTAAAGTATTGCCAATATACATTTTATTTACAGCATCATTACCAATATATAATTTATTGTTATTTTTATTTCCTAATTTCATAATTACCCAACAATAATATAAAGGGTACTTGCACTTTTAGTCACAATAGCATCATAATTTGCTTGTGATATTGAAACCACATTTGTTACTTGACTTGCACCTGTAATACCTGCCGTTACAGAATTGATTGTATTTACATCAGCATTTGTTGCTACGCCGTTTAATTTTGTTTCTAAAGCAGTCGTGAATGAGGCTGTTGTACCTGCTAAAACAGCTGAATACGCCTGTACGTTAGTACCGATTGCCAATCCAAGGTTTGTTCGGGCAGTTCCTGCATTTGTTAAATCTGATAAATTATTTGAGGCTACTAAATCCCCAGTTGACGCTATTGTAATCGTATCTGTTGTTGCGTTTGTTGTAATCGTAACATTACCAGAGCCAACCAATGTCAAAGTGTCTGTTGTTGAATCCGCCACCACGTTTGATTGACCAGAAACTGCTATTTGACTAAACACATTTTGGTCAGGTGTTGCACCATCTGAAACGTTAATTAAAGTTCTCACTTGGGAAGCAGTTAAAGCTGTTATATTCCCCCCAGTTATTCTACCCACAACAGTTTGTTGAGGAACACTTAATGCTACAGGCGTGTCATCAGTAGTTGCTTGTAGAATAGTATGTGCATCAAATAAAGATTTTTGGACTGATACACTTTCCAAGGTATCTATAGTATCTATAATTGATGTTCTTACATCAGCAGGGGTTATATCTCCCGAAGTATTATCGTTTATTGATATTCCCACCGCAGTCCGAAGGGCTGTTAAATTATCTCTTACTGCCATTTTTAATTAAATCCTATATTGAAGCCATTTGTAAATGATACAGATGGTGTTGTAGTTGTTATTATGTTTGAATAATTAGATTGCACATCATATCTTACCGCTTTAATTCTAAAATCATACGATGTACTATTTGTCAACCCCGTTACGTCAACGTCCTTATCGGGGGATAAGCCGTCCATAAATACTATCCAAACGCCCCCTGAGCTTTGCTTATATTCTATGAGATAATCAGATACTTCTCTATCGTCATCTGTTGTCCAATTCAATGATACTGTATCATAAGTGGAACTTACAAATGTTAATATTGGTACTGATAAGCTTGTGCTATAGAAAAAAGCAAAAGGTAATAGCATTAATAACCATTACCTTTTTTCTTGTCTGGAGAAAATACAGACCAAAGCGTTCCCAATAAAGCAACAATACCACCACCAATTTCCATGACAGTTGTTTCGTCTGCGTAACCTTTTGATACAGCTAAAACACCAACCCCAGTTAAAACGTGTCTTAAAATTCCTAATACTTGTTCTTTTTTCATAATTTACTCACTAATGTATATTTTTTTCCGTCTGTGATTAAAAAAGGTGTTTTCTTACCATATTTAGCCACTATATTATCTTCTGAATCTTTGCATATTTTTTTATATTCATCGCCCGTAACACTCAATATATTTTTTCTTTTAAGTGCTTTCGTCAACATGAAAGAATATGATGCTATACCACCAACCGATGTTGAAGGAGTATTATCTACACCACCATCTGTTCCAGTACCCTCATCTTCTTTAAACATAAATCCTCTTTACTATAATTAGGTTAATTCAAGAACCCAATGTTAAATCCTCTACTAAATCCACTCACAACTTCCCCAATACTACTGATAAAATCAAGTTGTAATCTCTCACTTTCCTCAGTAAGGAATACATAATCATCCTCCGTTGTAAAGAAGAATGGTCTTGTAATGTATGTGCCTGGTAAATTTTCAACGCTATCAATTTGTCTTACGTTATATTCATAATATTGCCTTATGTCAGATAAAGAAAAATACATATCGTGGTGATGATTTTCTTTTCGTGTAGTGCTTGTTCTAAAATCAGCTTCTATCTTTATCAATCTACGGATTAATATTTCAACTGATTCAGAGTAAGGCGTATCTTTTAACAATTCTATGAGAATTTCTTGTTCTAGTTCAGATGGTCGTGTAAATCCTGGTTGGTTCGTAGGCATTCTAAATAAATTATCATTTGTATCCAACAGTTCAATAAATATTGAAATTTCCCCATAAAATACAAACCCTGTGGGATGGCATACTTTATTATAAACATATTGCCACTTAGAGATATTTAAACCTGATTTAATAACGTAAGAATATGGTTGATAATATCGCCCATCCGTTATATATTGTGTTGTTGATAACATACCTTTGTTATTAACCCACCCCCCAAAAGTATATCCAACTAAATTGTCATCTTCATCAAATTGTGGCTTTTTAAGGGTACTATCCCAGCGATTAACACCCAATGTAAAGGTATCATCTCTTGGATAATATAATTCAATAGCATCGTTAAAAAATGCCCTAAAGAATACCCTAATTCCCTCTATAGTACCTTTTGTTCTATAAAAATCTACCACCCTCTTATAAAACATTTTTCTATTTACTGATGGCTCTAAAGGTAAATCAGGCATCGTTTCAGTCATTAAGGAATTAATAAATTCCTCGTCAACCCTGTCAATATCATTATTCTTAACCATATTGGTTATGACATTAACTGGCATACCTCTCTCATTTAAAAATTCGTAATAATCCTGCAATAATTGTATAAAATTCTCAGAATCATTTACTATATGAGATGGTAATGTATCATATATATTAACTTTTTGCTTACTTATTTTCTCAGTATTTTCTGTTGCAAGTGTCGATAAAAATTTAGCCATTATCTCACTCTCGTCAATGTTAAACTTACAGTTTCCGTTTCATTCGTAACCACCACCAAAAATATTACCAATATATGAACAGTATTCCCATCAGGACGTATCGCCACTTTTAAATCGGATACCCTCGGTTCATATTTTAATACAACCCTTTTAATCTCAACAATAATTGTACTCATTGTAATGGTATCTAATTTTTCAAATATATAATCTTCAATACCAACTCCCACCAATGAATTAAATGGTCTTCCATAAATATTAGTCATAATTAAGTTTTTTATGGAGTTTTTTATACAAGCATTATCTTTAATAGGCATAATATCCCCATAATTGGGATTTACCTTAAAGTTAAAATCCAGATCAGAATATGATTTCTTAACCCCTATTTGTTCCCCAAAACTATTATCAAAAAACATCAATCATCCCAATTCATAAAGTAATTTACATCATCATATTGATTGGATTGATTACTACCACTAAACCAATTTGCCATGTGACCCATATCTATAAGAATTAGACGTGAACGCATCAAGCAAAAATTCCTGCGGTAAAGAGGCTAATTTTATCTCTCGCATTGTTTCATTAATATCTTTATCACTGCCCTGTAAGTCAATAAAAATAGGCTCTGAGGTTAATATAGAAAATAACACTAAGGACATCACTGCATCATCATGTAACCCCTTAGCCCCTGCAAAACTACCCGTATTTGTTTTTTGAAATGTCTTAAGCTCTTTTAAGGTATTATGGTCGTTAATCACCAACATATTCGTTTCAATTAAGTTCTTTAACGAAATACATCCTTTTTTCTTAATGGTTTCTTTCATGTCAATTCCTAAACCATTTGGTTTTGACATATCTCTCACATACATATTTTCATATAAATGATCATTCAATACACGATTAGCAACATCCGCCCCCCGAGAATTTGTTTCAATAACAACATACGCATCATTATAACGCTTCGCCCAAGAAACAACCAATGTATCCAATTCAAATGGAGATACCTTATTATCCCTATAAACAGCCACTATTTTGTAAGGTTTTAATGTTATATCAATAATAGACATCACAGAATAATCTTTACCCACACCATCAGCCACATCAACAGATATAACATATTTATGCTTATCAATAGGTTCTTCATATACATTACATACATTACTATAAACTCTTATTGGCTCAATACTATCCAATCTCGATAAAACCTGTCCGTCAATAAGGGTGTTTGATGAAGCAAGAAATTCACATTCAAATTCTGTTCGCCAAGCTTCTATCCCAATATTAGCTATTGTTATTTTTTTAAATTCTTCGTTACTAATTGTTCTAGGAACTTTATCCCAAAACCAGCGAATCGGAATGAATCTTGAAGATCGAGCAACAGCATTCATGTATTGATTATAAAATTCGCCGTGTACGCTCTCCGGGGTACTTGATATTATTATCCTTGCTGATTGCCTGGAGGAAATTAGGGGGTACGTAGCCTGCCAAAATTTACTTGAATTGGGTAAAAAACTGAACTCATCTGCATACAACAG